ACTGTTATTGAAATTATTGATGTTAATGGAGAAGATGGAGGTATAGTATAATGAAAGTTTCACTATATCCATTCCAAAGACAAATATTAAAAGCCGTAAATGACCATAAGTTTACCACCATTGTTGTTGGTAGAAGATGTGGTAAATCCTATGTTGGTGCCTTAGCCGCTGTATTGCATTGTGTTAAGAAAGAATATAGGAGAGTTTTAATTGTTGCCCCTACTGGGGAAATGGCTGTCCAAACTTATTGGGACCAATTACAAGACTTTTGTAGGGGTTTAAATCCACCTGCAATTGTTAAACAACAAGAAAAGAATATAGAATTTAGTAATGGATCTGTTATTAACCTTAGATCCGCTGATAAACCCGATAGGTTAAGAGGAATATCTGGAAGAGCCGCTGTTAGTTTAATTATAAGTGATGAAACAGCCTTTTATAGACCAGGTAGTGGTGAAAGTTTATTTTATGATGTGTTATTACCATATAGTTTGAATGAAATTGCTGACTGTAGGTTTATGGCCATATCAACACCATTAGGACAACAAGGTATCTTTTTTGAACTTTATAATAAAGGTTTAGATGAGAATGAACCAATGTACCATTCCGTTAAGTTTTCGGCCTATGATGCCAGACCAGATATGCATAAAGCATTTGATGCCTTAAAAAGTACTTTACCAAAGAAAAGATTTGAATCTGAGGTAATGGCTTCTTTTATAGGATCTGGATCTGAAGTATTTCATAATTTTGAACCTAGTTTAAACCTAGACCATACTATTAAAGGTATTGAAAAAGATGAACCTATTATAATTGGATTTGACCAAAACTATGGTATTAATGCCTGTATTATTACAAGGATTAAAACTACCGGTGGTAGATTACAAATAGAAGTGGTTGAAGAAATTCAAGATAAGTGGAAAGATATACCTCAATTTGTAAGTGGAATAAATGAAAGGTATAAAGATCATAATATAACAATATGCCCAGATGCAACTATTAAGGCTAATAGTGCTACTGCAGGGGTTGGTAAAACTACCCTTAACCAGTTTAAAGAGGCCGGTTGGAATATTAAGATTGATTCTAAAAACCCATTAATAATAGATAGTATCCAAGTAGTGAATAACTTCCTATTGGATCCATTAGGTAACCGTAACCTAAGAATACACCCATCCTGTAAGATGTCTATTGGTGCCCTAACTACAACCAGTTGGGACTCTAATTTTGCTGATGGTAATAAAATAAAGAAAGGTACCTATGACAAACATGCCCATATGTTGGATAGCATTCGTTATCTCTGTTGGCAATATCGCCAAAGGTCAAGGCCTACAGTTCTAAGGGGTTGGAACTTTTAAATATATACCCCTATTAATCAAAATACAAATCAATATACCTTTCAATATAGGGGCTATCTAACGGTAGCACTACCCCATATTGATTGGTTTTATTGTGTTAAGGTGGTCCTAATAATACTTACTTAATCATTAATAGCCCAGCCGCCCCTCAATCTTCAACCCTCCCTAAGCGCTCCAAGCGTTAACGGACGTTTGATAAGTTAAGGTAAGTCTCTGCGGGGCTCAGTTATACTGTTAAGGCTTAGGTTATACCAAGCTAAACGGTAGCTTTGATTAGAGTTCAGTATAGTTACGCCATGTAGTTCCGAGTCTCCTGTCTAAATTTATATAGTAGGGGGGTAGATATACAGATATCATCGGGGCGTCATGGGGGGTAGACCCCCTTTTTGGCTTTTCCTTATCTGGGAGACACCAACAGTATTTTAATCAATTTTAGATGGACTTTGTGAGTCCTTAAATACACAAATTACACTCAGGGCTGATGAGCCTAGTGGTATTCCGTGAATATAAGTATATACATCTGCTCACTGGGCTCTGGGCGTAATAAGAGCTTATTTTATGTGTTATTCAATATAACCTTCGTAAGATTATACACAAATCACACAATATAATTAACCTGTAAGATGTTCTTGCAAATAACTAAAGTTTAGGAAACAAAAACAATGACAATTAAATACAATAACTCTTCGGTAGTTAAGAGTGCACAAAATAGAAAAGGACCTGGTGTTCCAACTGATGAATACCTGTCTCAAGTTAGCGAATGGAAGCGTAACAGGGCTATAATACAAGGTCCAAGTTATACTAAAGATTTTGATACTGTTCCATCAGCTGATAATCTATTACTACCATTTAACCCTACAATGACACAAAGTCAATATGATTTTTATAAAGCTGAAGCTGAGGTACCAGGTGTATCATCAGAATTTTGTAAAATGATTATAGGTGGATTGTTAAGAAAACAACCACTATTAGAATTACCTGAAGATGCTCCTGCTGGTGCTAAATCATGGATTTTAGATGATATTGGATCTGATAAATCAAATTTAATAACACTAATGTCTACAGCACTATGGGAAGAACTTCAAACATCAAGAGCATGGTTTCAAATTGATTACCCTGTTGTTGACTTAGATGCTTTAACTCCTGAAGAAAGAAGAGAAGTTAAGCCTTATCCTATCCTCCATAATGCGGAGAATATTATAAATTGGTCTGAGTCTACTGATGCTAAAGGCATAGTAAAACTAGATATGTTAATAACTAGATACTTTACTACTGCTAATGATGATAATTCACCATTTCATCCTAAATATATGGATACTGTACAAGTACATAAAATAGGAACTGATGGATTATACTCAATAGATACTTATAATCAAATGACTAGTGATACTCCTTCATTTATTGATGGTGGAATTGACTATAATTTTGATCAACTTACAAATGAATGGGTTCTAGAAAGTTCAAATACTAATTTATACATTAATGGTGCAAGAATGGATTTTATACCTTTCTTTCCTCTTAATGGATCAATTGATACTTTGGATCCTGTTATGACACAAGTTGTTAACAGAGAAATTGCTTTATATAATAAAATAAGTAGAAGAAACCACTTATTATATTTATCGGCAACGTACACACCAGTTGTTAAATCTGATAGCTTGACTGAGTCTGAGAAAGACCAGTTAGTTAAGCAAGGTTTGGGAACATGGATGTTTGTTAACAAAGATGATACAGTAGAAACACTACAAACACCTACAGATGCTTTAAAAGATATGGAAGCAGCTATTAAGAATGGTTATGATGAATTAACTAGAATTGGTATTAAAATGCTAAGTTTAGAACCTAATAATTCTGACCAATCAGGTGTAGCTTTAGGAATAAGAAATGCAGCTCAAAATGCAGCAATTTCAACACTAAATGCTAAGGTAAGTGAATCTATGAAGAAAGTTATTAAATGTTTACTTAATTGGAGATATGATATCAATTTAAAAGAAGTTGATATTAGATTTAATTTAAGTGGAGATTTCAATCCTACTCCTAGAGGAGCTGATTGGATGAGATTAGTAACTGAATGGTATCAAGGTGGATTAATACCTAGATCAACATTTATTGAAATAGCTAAAAATAACGATGCTTTACCAACGGACTATGATGATAGACTTGGTGAAGATGAAATATCTAATGATGCAAGAATTATATCTCCTAGAGAGCAATTTAATGCTGAATTAGGTTCTTTAACTAATAATACAACTGAAGAATAAAAAATTATGATTAACACAGACACTGTAGCAACTGCTAGCATATTTGGCCTTAGTGCCGGATTAATGACAGAGCAATGGGTAACCATTATAGTAGGTGCTATAGTTGTCGGTGTTATTCAGCCTTTCTTTAGAACTTATTGGAAAAAGGTATTAATAGATAGGAAGGATTATAAAATGGCTTACGGAAAGAAACCTAAGAAGAAAAAAGAAGATAAAAAGAAGAAAAGAAAATCTAAAAAAAGGAAATAATATATGAGTTTAAATGATGATGTATATTCAAGAACGCTGAAACACCGTGCGTTATTAACTCTTTACGAAAAGAGACTTGAATCAGAACTTTCAAAAATTCTGGCAACACACAAAGTAAAATTAAAACAAATTATAATGGTTAAAGGTACTACAAATGTTAATTCATTAAATAGGGCTTTAACTAAAGAAATAAGACAAACATATAAGAAAATATATAGCGAAGGAATGAGTGAATTGAATAAATTGGCTGGAGTATCAGCAAGATACCATAAGTCAACTTTTGGCAAAGCCTTAGCTGGAATATATAAAGCAAGAGGTATATCTGATAGTTTAAAGGTAAATGATCTAATTATAAAAGGTAATGGAACATTTGCTCAACAAATTACAAGTATATCTATGTTGCAACAGAAAAAGATTATTAATACCGTAAAAACAGGTATGACTGCAGGTAAAGCATTAAATTCTATTGCTTTGGATGTAGGTAAACTTGGTTTATTACAATCAACGGTACAAACTAAAACATTAATAAGGACTGCAATAACACAAACAAGTATGCATGTACAAAATTTAACATATGCATTAAATGATGATGTTGTAAAAGGTTACCAATATGTAGCTACCTTAGATACTAGGACTTCATTAATTTGTGGTAGGTTAGATGGTAAAGTATTCTCTTTAAATAGTGAATTTGCCCCTAAGCCACCTCAACATTTTAACTGTAGGTCTACAACTGTACCTATAATTAAATCTGCTGATCAATTATTAAATACTAAAAATAATAGATTAAAGAAAAGGAAATTAGCTAATTTATCAAATGCAAGAAGAGCATCTATGAATGGTCAAGTTCCAGCAAGATTAAATTATACAACTTGGTTAGGTAAACAAACCAATGACACAAAATTAACTATATTAGGCTCTCCAAAAAGAGTTAATATATTTAATCAAGGTAAATTAAAACTTACTCAATTTAGTAATAAAGAAGGTAAATTAATTAGTCTTGAGAAATTAGAACTATTAAGTTCTTAAACAAAATTTATTTTACTCATAAGTGAAATAGATACATTAAATAAACATATAACTGAGGCCGTGTCCTCAAGGAGAATAATACAATGACAACTGAAAATCAAGAAACTGTATCAACTGAAGAAGTTAAAACAATTGAAACACCTTCAACT